TTTATTTCTACTTCTGGCTGTTCATCTGTTTCAGACAGTTCAATGCTCATTGTATGGCTATTACCTTTAAAAACATGGGTATCACTGTCAACATAGTACCCTTGCCAGATATTCATATCTCTGATGATCAAATGTATGGCCGTACCAGTTGACACACTGGAATCACCAATACAGCCAATTGATAATTTACTCATAACCTTGCCTTTGTCAGCCATTGCCTTATTGACACGCTCCTGAAGCTGCGCGGAATTTAGCTTGTCAGTCACTTTTTCATAGTATTGAATCGTACCAATATCAGCTGCAAGACTATCATTTTTAGCCTTGATCGTGATTGCCGACTTTTCTTCACCTGCCACCATAACAACCGATGTGGCTGAATCTTCGATGCTAGTATCCAATGTGAAATCAAGTAAGTTAACCTTATCCTCAATCACGATATAGTTCACTTGATCAAGCTTTTCAGCCAGATAAATATTGCCTCCGGAGCTGCCAAGGTAAAACCGCCGGCCTGATTGCTTGAACGTGGCATAAATAGCCTTATAAGCAATGTCGTATAATGTTTCCCCATCAACGACCAATGCTGGTATCCGATACTCTGTGTCTTTGATCTCACCCATAGGTATTTGATAGTCACCGCACAATCGCTGGATAATTTGTGTTGCCGTTTGATTCGTAAATACATAGGAGTTTTTATTTTTAACCAGGTAGATCATTTGATCATAGGCTTTGATGGATTGGGTAAAGGACTTGTTTTTACTCTGCGTAAATACAGTGCCTCTAAAATATTCCGCCGTTTCATCCATAAACAGCAAAGTATGACCTTCTTGAATTGGTAGCCATTCATGCAAGCCTCGACCAGTATTGATTAATGTGACATCTAGTGATCGAGGAGCAGTACCCTTAGTCCCCTTCCAGGTAATGGACTGCACATAATCGGTTATATCTTGCTGGGTATCCTTCATTATCCATAGTAACTTATACAATCATATCGCCCCCGGTCTGGTTGGTTTGGTTTCATATACTAGCACACCATTGACATCTTTTAGCACCCGAGGTGTAACGACTTTATATTCTTTTAGTGACAAAGAGTAATAAAGCGTACCGACATCACCGGCACGCTCTGAATAGGAAAACTCCTCAATGGAACAAAGATAATTGATTTCTGTTTCTGTGACAATAAATCGTACTGGTTTATAACTTGCTCGCCATTTATTAATCACTTCCACGTAATAAGCTGGCTCTTTCAACTGGTCGTCTGTAACATTCAAATAGGGTCCAGGCTTTAAAGGGAAAAAACATTCAAAGACGAAGGTCATTGCCTTCGGCTTCTGTAATATGGTAACCTCACCTAAATTAAAAACGTCAATACTATCATTTTGTGATCCTTGACCAACGGACAATTCAGGAGGGTTTACAGGCAGCTGTAAGGTTTCTTTGCCATTATCAAATGTCAGCCACAACTCTTTAGACATCGTAGACACCTTCCCCGGAGCTATTGATCATCTCACGCAGATATTCTTCAATCATTTTCACGATTTTAGCGATATCTGCTTCATTATTGACCGTTATATTTCCAAAGAGACTATCAATACTAACCCGGTTATCATTGGATGTGCTGCTTGAACTGGTTGACGTATTCATAACCTGCTGCGTCTGCTCTGGTGATAGTTTACGATATTGCTCTGCTTCTCTGGCAGTCAAAACTGCTTCTCCTTGGTGCAATTCGGCTATGTAACCATCAAATGGTACTCGATCAAGTCCATTTGCATGAGAACCATCAATAGCAGAACTGGTTCCAATGGATACATTTGCGCTTTGTTGACCACCAAATACACCAGCAACTTTGTTCCATACATTCTTTGCAGCATCCACTAGCCCGCCAATCAATCCAGAAAAACCATTGATGATCCCATTAGCAAAATCAGCTCCGATGTTAAAAGCACCCATAACAAGGTTCACAAAAAGATTCGTAAGATTTTCGACGAATTGATTCATGGTTTGAATGATTGTGGCCGATCCCCCACTAAAGTCACCAGTAAGAATTTGAAAGAACCCAGTTACTAGTCCTAAAACAAAGCTCAAAGCCGTGTGAATGACCATACCAATGGTACTAAAGATAAAGGAGATAATGTCTCCAATCAAGCCAAAGAACGTGGCAAACATCGTATAGATAAATTGTAGGGACGTTATGATAAAAGGTCCTAGATAGCCCCATACTGTTGTAACATAATTTACAACGGCATTGAACATATTCATGATGAAAGTAGCCACGGTACCGGTGATATCTCGAATGCTCATAAAGTTGTTTTTCCAAGCCTGGGCTAATTTCGATACTACGAACCCAACTACTAAAGCAATGGCGATTAAGGGAGCCATGGCTGCTACATTGGCAGTTGCTGTAGCCCAGGCAGCGGAGGCCCAAGCAAAGAAGGCAGGTAGCAAGATCGTTGCGATAACCGCTGCAAATACAGGACCATACACATCAAAGTTATTGGCCAAGTATTCAATTTCATTACCAATCCAAGAAAAAGCGGTCATCACAGCAGCTAGAATTGTAGGCATGTTGGTCGTAATCCAACCGCCAAATCCATTGAGTGTTGGGAGCAGTTTATCTCCTAGCGGTACCAATATCCCTGTCTCTAATTGCCTACCAATACCAGTAATTGCAGAACCAAAGTCTTTATACTTTACGGCGTTGATTTGCTGCAAAGTATCTGCAGTCGAGTTTGCGATACCAGAAGTATCCCCCAAAGCCAGTACTGCTTTAGCACCCAGATCCTCAAACATCGTACCAAACAAAGCAACGCCAGCTGCATTTTGCGCTACAGGATCTTCCATACCGGCTAATGCCTTAACCACGGTTTGAAATGCTTCTTGTGCTGCAGGACCACCCTGGGCAAATGCCATAGTCATCTGATCGGCATCAAGACCCATGGCTGCAAAACCTTCTGCACTAGCCTTTGATCCATCTTTAGATCTGATAGTAAATTCTTTAACGGCATCCCCAACCTTGTCAATACTAAAAGCTCCGTCTGCAGCACCGTTTATAAGTGCATTGGTAAACTGATCTGCAGTAAAACCTAGCATTTTAAACTGAACGGAATACTCATTTAAGGAATCTAAGAGATCATCGTTTTTGTTGGCCCCATTTTGAGCACCTTGTGCGATCAAAGTGAATGCCTGTTCTCCAGTAATTCCAAAGTTTTTCATTAGTGCATCGGCTGCGCGAGTCGATTCATTCACTTCAAATTCAAAGGTATCTCTTAGCATTAAGGCATTTGTGGTAAGGTTCTCTAACTCCTTGCCTGAGGCTTGGGTGATTTGTTTGACGGTAGATAAAGACTTACCTATATCCTGATAATTCTCGCCAAAGTTATTATTATAGATGGAAAGCATGGTATCTTTAAGACCACTCATTTCCGCCTCCGCCATGCCAGTAGAAGCTTGTACACCATTTAGCGCTTTATTTAGATTATCAGATACATGCATGACTGCCGTGCCAGCCGTTACAGCTGCAGCTCCTATTGCAACAAAGGCCATAGTCCCAACCTTCGCAAGTTGCTGAGATGCTTCAGCATATCTTTCGGTTCGTTTGGCCAAGTTATCTAGCTTGGCAGAAATGCGATCTTGCATTTCAAATAGCGCAAACATACTAGCCAAAAGCTCATTTCCTCCTTCCCTTTTTCGCTGCTTTCTGAGCATCCTTTTTTTCCTGCTCCATCACAAGTTCCTCTGAAGCAAGTAAAAATGACTTATGGTATTCATCCATAAGCCAAAAATCTTGTGGCAAGAGATGATGACGCTGCCAAATGCGATGAGCGAAAACGGCGTCATAATTTCCGCTCTTAATTAGTTTTTTGCTTTTTTTACCAGATCTTCGATCGTATCATCAAAGCCATTGAGCCTGGAACACGTCTGAATCCACTCCGTATACTCTCCAGGTAGGTTTAGGATTGCTTTGGCTAAATCCACAGGATCGATGCAATTATACGATTGCAGTAACTCTGCATTCTTGAAATTGGGAAACACGGTTGTTTCAATGCCTATTCTGCAAGAGAACCGATCTCTGTCAAAACTTTCGATCCGCTGTCCTTTGATATACTGGATCGTCGTACAATCGTCTTTAATTCTATCGACGAGAGTAGTAGGAATTGCTTTAAATTTGAAAGGGATCGCCTGTCCCTCTTCATCCTCATACAACTTAGTGATCACTTTTTCTGCCTCCGGTAACTGCTTAGCCTTACCCTTCATAAATACTGACATATCCATATACATAAAACCTCCAATTATATTTTTTAAGCTGTGTTAATTCTTAAGGAACCAATTCTATTTTTGCGGAACATCTTCTTTCTGAGCTAACTAGCAGGAAAGTTGAGCACGAATATAATATAACGTATACTAGTGAGTAAAAATAATAGAGTCAATGGAGTGATTTTCTTGGATATTAAACTAGATGATTTAACTGGATTTGAAGTAGCTGCACTTATTGGGGAGCATCTTCAGAGTATGACACTTCATTCCCCTCCAGAAAGTGTACATGCCTTAAATCTTGAAGGATTAAAAAAGCCGGAAATTACATTCTGGACTGCATGGGAACAAGATGAATTAGTTGGTTGCGGGGCACTTAAGGAACTTGATAGTAAACACGGAGAAATTAAATCAATGCGAACTTCTTCATCACATCTTAGAAAGGGTGTTGCAAGGCGAATCCTTGAATATATAATTGAAGAAGCCAAGCGACGTGGCTATCAGCGACTAAGTTTAGAAACGGGCTCAATGAATACTTTCGAGCCGGCTAAAAGACTCTATGCAAGTCTTGGGTTTCAATATTGTAAGCCGTTTTCAGATTACATTGAAGATCCTAATAGTGTCTTTATGACAAAGGAATTATAAGTTCATTGTTGTGCGTCTATTTAACCGCCTTTTCAAGAGGCGGTTTTCTTTAGGTCGAAAATCAACAATAAACAAAAACAGAATCATTTTTGTAATAAGGAACAGTCTAGAGAAAAAGCTCTAGACTGTTCCGTTTAAAGGACTAATATAGTTGAAATCTTCAATAGTAAAAGGGATTTCGTCTTTAATTACGTCATCACTTTCAGAATCCATATTAATGATCGTTAGGCTATCAAAATTGATACCCGTTAACGCTATGCGCTCTACACCGCGCCCACTTGCCTTGTCGTCAATCGTAGCAATGCCATCGAGATACACATCCTCACCTGTATCCTTGTACTTTTGCATAAGAAGCCCAACATTGGAAGTGGCATGGAACTCAGTCACAGTGCCACTTCCTGACAAACCAGTTGTCTTATGCCCAGTCATTCGCACGCCAAGCCGTTTAATTTCCACTTTATTTTTTTCAATAGTCAATTCAAGCTTTACGGCGTTAAACATTTCAATACCATCTAGAAAAAAGCGACCTTCTTTGGCCGAAATTGTATCCTGGCTTTTGTATTTTCCCATAATCACAGCCTCCTATCTTACGACTACATCAAAGTAGAATTTTTCCATACTGTCTACGGGCTGCACGCCAACCTTAGCCCAAACTTCATCCCCGACAGACTTTTTTGTGTCAATGATAAAATCATTATCTTTATCTAAATTTTGAATGGCTCCTGCGTCTTGGAGGGTTTGCAAATACCCATCAACAACGGCTTGTTTCAATAACGCTTGCCCATCAGCATCATTATCAATTTTGCCAATATAACTGTCAGAGAAGGTCTTTAGTAAATCATTATTGACATTATCAAGCACGCGAATGACCCGATTCTTGCTAAACCGCTGATTTTTAGTTTGATCATAGGTGTGTAGGGAATTGAGATCCTGCTCTACCTTAGCCTTTTCACCGTCGAACTGAAATACAAACTGACCTGCAAGCAAACCGTTGATATACCCAAGATTACCGAATCTTGGATTTGCATCCACAGCACCTTCATAAGCAGAATAGGTCAGTGATTGAACCATTGATGCACCTGCAGTTGCACCAGCTACCCAAGGGACAGCACCTAAAGCATCCAACACTGTGCCATCATTAAGAATTACGCCATTCTTTACATTAATAATCCCTTCGTAATCAGCATTATAATCGGCTAGAACACCCACAATCTTTTTACCCTCATCATCACGAAGCTTTTTTACCCAGGTGGCAAACGACACCTTAAGAGTCGGATCCGCCACTGGATACGCTACCACATTAAACAATTGTGTCTCACAAGCAGATAGAAATTCAGTGTAATCGGAATTGATCACCGTTCCATTTGTACCGTTCGCAAGAGTCGTGCCGGCAGTTGCTGAAATAACACCATTCCCGCTGAATGTAACCCAGTCATTGGCCTGCAAATCCTCAACTTTTGCAACACTTTGCTCATCTTTTACACGATCATCTACATAGGTTTTCACGTCCATGAGAGTTTCATCTACCACATTGACAGAGGCTTTAATAATGATATCATTGCCCCTGATACCGCTATATTTTGCGGTTGCAATCGCTGTCCCCCAGGTTGCTTTGGCCTTATCTCCTTCATTGAGTCGATAGGCCAAAATCACTTTCGCTCTTTTATATGTCTCACGAACAGCCAGCATTTCAGTGTCGTTAATGTCATAACCAAGCTTGGCCATCACATCATCTTCCTCTTCAATCGTAAGGAACGCTCGCTCTTGTCCCCAATTCGCAATGAGAGGGAGAATTACAGTACCACGCTCTGCAACGCGAATGCTTGCCAATGCAGCTGCACGAAAATTCATATACAAGCCAGGTCTTACTTTGGATACGCCTGGTATAAATGTTCCTCCAGCCATCTATTTCACTTCCTTTTTAAGCCAAGCATCAATTCTTTTCTTGGCCTCTTTTTTAGCTATTTCTCCATCCACATCAAAAAAAGCACCATCAAAAACGACTTGAGATACCCCAAATAGTTCCTGGCAGTGCGCCCTTAGCTGTGCTATGGGGAATTTTGTTTCCTCCGCCATTTTCAACCCTCCTGTTTTTATTTCCAATTCTTTAATGTGACATCTAAGAAGAATTTACCCATCTTCTGATAAATTTCTCTGTCGTAAGCATAGCGGCTATCCCATTTTAAACTTAACTGTGCAACCCCTTCATCTAGCGCCTTTGTCTGGATATCGCTATTCAATCTCATATGCTGACCTGTAGGCATCCCTGTTTGGCAGATAGTCGGGATAATAAATCGAGTCCTACGGATACCTTCAGCAATGAGATGAGCCTTTCCATGTGCGAATTGAGTTGTATCGGCAAATACCTTGATAAACAGCTGATAAGAATTCCGATAACTAGAAAAAGTATCACCAGAGCTGACTACAATGGGTACCGGAAAATACATAGATGGGATAGCCATATTCTGCGGTATTCTATCCGGATAGATTTTCACAGGGTATAGGTTGTGGCAATATTTCATAATACTGCCTATTTCATCTTGCAGCATCAAACCACGCTCCTAAAAAGTATCAAGCCATTCTTGGAGATTGCGCTCTAAGGATGCAGTAAAGATTCTTTCAAATGTTAATAAAGAAATATCGAAATAATGATATCCTTCAATCCACTTTCTTCCTCCACCCCAGTTTTTAATATTTTTTATCGCCAGTTTTCTACCTGTTTTTGTTTTTCTTGTAAGTTTTTTACTTCCCACATAATGTCCATCATTAACCCATCTGCTGTATTGCACATTCGTACCAACCTTTAAAGCTAAGCCACTTTTAGTAAAACTAAAAATACAATCTCCATTACCTCTACTAAAGGAATTCAAAAGCCTCCTGGTATCCGTGACCCCTAGTCGAACGATCTCATCTTGTACAACATCAAGAAACTTCAACCCCATACCTTCAAGCCAAACGTTATATTTCTCTTTCAATTCTCCACTTGATGCTTGCTTGAGTTTCTTTATAAAAGCGTCTAAACCTCTAATATCAACACGCATTCTAGTCGAGGCCATACGATCACCCCTTATAAACTACCTTTACGAGTTACAATCACTTCGATATGGTGATTTTTAACTTTGCGAGGTATCTGTGCTTTGTATTCAACCTCTTCAAAAATCACCTTGTCATTGAGCCTGATATCTGTACTTATGAGAAAGCTAACAGCAAAACTATGAACAATTTCTGCCCCTGGTTCTCCCTGGGTAATGGATTGGCTTTTCTCCGTAAATTTGCAAGGTACATCGTCCAAATCAGGAAGCTCTCCATAGTCAAATACAGCCTCACCCGGTAGACCATAACCGGGTGTAGTGTTTGTTTCGACAATATGGTAAATACTGCAGCGATCAGTCAATAATGATTTAAAGCTCATAACGCTCTCATCCTAAAGGTGACTGGTCTTTTCGGTACGGCTTTAACAATACAATCGGCAATCAGTAGGTCTATGACAGGACGATTTACCGCCATCCCATTAGCCAAAGTATAACTATAATCACCCAATCGCTCCGATGTATAACCTTTCGTAATCGCTTCATCAGAATTAATCAGAGCGTAATACTCAGCTAGCTTAATTAATGCTAGAGTGATTTCCTTTGGTAAAGGTATATATTTAGGATCAGTAAACCGATGACCGCAGCGATTAAACAGCTCTGCTTCAGCCTGGGTAATATCACTTTCCAGCTTATCAGTCTGCCTATTTTTTACTGCCTCAAACTCGGTATACTCAATAACCTGCTCCGGTGTAATTAAAGGATTCACCTTTTCACCTACTTTTCAGCCTTTTCACTGCTAGATTTGCGACTTTTTTGTACGGTTTCTACTTTAGGTTCTACCTGGAATTCTACTTTCACTTCTGCCTCTACAGTTTCAGCTTTATTTTCGGTGTTATCTGTTGCCTTTTCGATAATAACAATATCCTCGATTTTGTCATTATCAAGATCCTTCTCACCTTGTTCCTCATCTTCCTCCACTACTGCAACTTGTTCCTCACTAAAATAATGACCATATGTTGCAGCTTCCTCATCCGTCAAACCATATGTTTCACCGGGATAGAAAAAGCGCCCTCCGCCAACATGGAGAACGCCTTTCTCTTGTTTTAATTTGTATTGACTAGACATATCCCTACCTCCTATAATTTTGTACCGGTCATCCATGCCACAGCATCGACTTCTCGGACAACAGCGTCAAGATATGCGTAAATGATATGATAGGTGGCATCTTTAGCAGCTGCTGTTGCCCCTTGGGCAGTTCGGTTATACCTTAGCTCGCGAGTGAATACCGGTTTGAAGTTTTTAAATGGTGTCAATGCTGCAAAGCCACTCTGTAAATTTGCTACTACCTCAACATTGTAGCCAGCAAGTCGGCTCAGTTTACCTTCCTGCAATACAGCGTCACCAAATCCAGTTTGACGTTGGGTAGCCAAGGAAACGATTCTATCATGCGTGCCCCGCGTAATAAACCAGGTAATATCATCATGGGCATTCTTGTACTTCTCTGGCAAAACTTGAATGTGATTGGTAAAGTCAGCAATAGTCGGCGCAGTTGTTGCTAAATCAGTTTTATTCGTAGATGCTTTTGCTTTTTTCACGAAACCGTCAATAATACCGAGAAATGCATAATTAGGATCCTCTGCATCAGTTGTCGTATCACCGTTAAAAATAAGGTCCTGCAAGTCAACGCCAAATTGTTTTTGAATCATGGTGATAACCGTTTGTTCAATATTTTCCCCTCGCGCCTGCTGGTTGTACCAAACATCATCGTCCTGGATCCACTCATCCCAAAACACTTTTTTGACATTATAGGGTATCTGCCCAGGAGTAATGCCGCCAACACCAGTAGGGGTATGCGTCTTAGAATGTTCTCGGATTTTCCTGGATCCAACAGAAAGAGTATCGATATTGCCAGTGCCGCTGTTTCTAAAAATCGGCTGTAACTTAGATAGCGTACCAGCATTGGCGATCGTATCGACCAAAAACTGATATGCCTGATCTCCTGGAAGTGTAATATTTAGGTCTTTCCTGATGCTGGACATTGCTGCCTCTTTGTTAATTACTTGTTGATTGCTCATTGTCATAATGTATCCTCCCTAATTTTTTTATTTTAAATAATCCATGTAACCTTTAACGACGGGTGCAGTTTGTTGCTGCCCATCAGGTTCAACCTGCTTGACCACGCCCCTGGCTGTTTCCACTTTTTCAATTCGCTGTGCCAGTGGCTCCATAGCCTTGGTCACTGCATCGGTAACCATCTTGGTAACGTCATCAGCAGTAAGGTCCTTAGGCTCTTCTTCAGACGGTTCACTTTTTTCCATAGCATCCAATTTAGCAACAACAGGTTCAAGAGCCTTCGCAATCCCCTCACCTACCATCTTTTCAATCTCTTCCTTTTTCACTTCTTCAGCCTCCTCATTTGTTGCATCAATTATTTTACTGAGTGCTTCATGAGCTGATTTGATTTCAGCCATGTTAGCAGTAGATATTTTCTTTCCAGCCTTCTCTATTGCTTCAGGTGGTTTCCCCATTGCTTTGGCAATATTATCAGATGCTAATATATCTGTGATGATCGTCGAAAACTCGTTTAATGCCTCTTGCACTTTACCAGCATCACTTTCAAACTCGTATCGATCCGATGCCCAGTTATACTTTTGCAGAGTATCCTGCAACGTGCTAAAAGCAGCCCAAAAGTTATTACTCTTAGCTCTGGATGCAAATTTCTCAGCAACCTCGCCCTTTTTGATATCACCTACACCAAGAAAGTTTTTAATCACTTGCAGAAGCCCTGTAGCCTGTTCTGCTTCTGATTTTTCAATATGTTCCACTCTCTCACCCACACCTCCCATACTAAAGCCTGTTAACTCACCCTTTTTAATCTCGCCCCAGGTATCATCATCTGGCACATGAACCGATAAAAGCCATGTTCCTTTTTTTACCTCTTGTTCTCCCAGCTTCCCATCCTCTTTTGTGATCCAGCTTTCTACCACTTCCGTTTCACTCGCCACAAAGTCATGCTGCTTATCAATGTTACGAAAATCTTTCAGGAATCGATGAGCCGATTTCTCGATTTCATCAGCCGTCATAAACTCACCATGAGCATCTAAGATATCCGGTTCATACACTATGCCAGTGACGATCCGCTTTTCCTCATCTACTTTGAGGATTGGGACGCATCTCTCAAAAGTAAGGTTTTCTTCTGATTTGATAATAGCAAAGGTCTTTTTATTAGCCGCTTTATCGACTAACGACACAAAGGATATTTGAGCGTTTTTAATTTCAGTTGGCAATTTATTCACCCCCTTTCAATGAAAAAAGAGACGCTATTTTTTAGCATCTCTCCTCATATTTCGAACTTTTGCCTGAAATAACTTTACTTCTAAGTACTTTAAAGATAGATCAAACTTCAATTGTGGTGTTGGATTTTCTTTATATTGCTGCTGCAGCTTCAAAAACTCCGCTTCAGCTTCTTTCACTGTGCGATGTATATCCAACTCACACATCTCAATATCTTGCGACAATAGAAAAACACCTCCCCTTTACTATTGTAAAGGGACAAACTATATCTGAGAATATGCTCCGATACCTATTTGTTATTTTTATGCCAATCATCACTTTTCTTCTTGGCTTTGGCATCTAATTCTTTTAGATAATCTTCATCGGCTTGCTGTAAAGCCTCATCCCTTAGTTTCTCCTTTTCTTCCTTGGAAAGCTTAAGTATCTTACTATCAATCTCAGGCCCCATTGTACAGTGGCAAAATACCCTTTGTTTTGCAGATAGGTTTGTATCTCTAGGATACTGTGCCTTTTCCCCGCCCACATCAAAGGTCTCATCCACCCCAACTACCGTACCATTTAGATCGACATGATCTGGTCTTGGCTTGTTTTTCTTCTTACCGCTGTGCTTCCACTTCTTACCCGTGACCGCTGGTGATTGCCGATAGGCTTCATGCTGACTATGGCTATTGGCAGTTAAGATTTCAGTGATGGCGGTTGCCCTGGCTCGCTTACGGTTAAATCCAGGCAGATCTTTCAATCTTTTGATTGCATCCGGAATGCCTTCTCCGTTTTCAATGGCAGCCGCTAAAGCAGCTTCCACTTCCGTATGAGTATTTAGCTGCATCAATTTTCCTAGATCCTTTGACCAGGTTGCAATCCAATCTACGGTCTTTCTGGAGAGAATAGAAAAAGAAACTTCCTCATCAATGCTTTCCATGAC